TTCCAGTCTGGTTTGATGATCCGTTAGATGACTACAGCCCGATAGGGCAGTGGTTTGATGAGCAATTTGATGCGGTAGCTGCGTACAAGCTGACGGCAGCCGGTGGATCGTTCACTGAGACTGGCAATACCGCCAACCTAAATCGTGGCCTAAGGCTTTCTGCTGCTACTGGTTCGTTTGCCGAAACTGGCAATGCGGCCACGTTATCTCGCGGCTACCGCCTGACCGCTGCCGTTGGTGGATTTACCGAAACCGGCAATGCTGCCAACTTTACGCGCACCCTTCGTCTGGTCAGCGCAACCGGCGGGTTTGCATTAACAGGTAATGCAGCAACGCCCAAAGCGGGACGCTACCTATCCGGCGGTGGCGGATCATTTATTGAAACGGGTCAACCTGCCAATTTCAACAAGGGCCAACGTTTAACCGCAGCGGCGGGTGCATTTAACGAAACCGGTAACGCGGCATCGTTTGCTCGTGGTTTACGGCTTACATCAACACAGGGCAGCTTTGCGGTCACAGGGATTGCCGCAACACCTAAAACAGCACGACAACTGACAAGCGCAGCGACAGCCTATGCGCTGACCGGCAACGCTGCCACCCTGTTCAAGACAAGACTCTTTACCGCTAGCCAGGGTGCATTCTCTGTAACAGGCAACGCGGCCAACCTATCTGCCACTCGCAAACTCTCATCAGCTGCTGGCGCTTACAGCCTGACTGGCATTGCGGCAACGCCCAAGGCTCAACGCAAACTTACATCCAGCCCAGCTGCGTTCATCTTTACCGGCCTGGCTGCCACGCTCAATCGTGGTCGATCATTAACGGCCGCGACCGCAACGTATGTCATCACCGCTAACGCTGCCAGCTTCAAGACGCAACGGCGTTTGACGGCATCACCTGTTGCGTTTGTCATTACCGGCAATGCAGCTTCCTTGAAGCGTGTCTATTCACCGCTGACTGCCACGGGTGCAAACTACCTGCTGACGGGCAACATTGCTGACTTAAAAAAACAAGATGGCCGCCCGCGCGTGGTGCTCTTCATGTGATCTCACACGATTGCCCGCGATCAAATCAGTCACCAGCGCTAACCTGCAAGCATGACGACGCGCCGCGAATCCATCATCAGCAACATCGTCACCGCATTGGCGGGGACTACTGGCGTCAGCACGCGCATCTATCGCTCTCGTGTGGAAGCCTTTGCGCGTGGAGAAAGTCCCGCGATTGTGGTGGAACCAATCAGCGACACAGCGCAAGAAAATACAAGCCTGCCGACGTTGGACTGGAGCTTGACCGTTCGCATCGCTGTGATCGTGCGAGGCACCGCACCGGATCAATTGGCTGATCCCGTTATTCAGTCCCTGCATTCCAAGGTCATGGCAGATCTCACCCGTGGCGGCTATGCGATGGACACCATTCCGCAGTCCGTAAACTGGGAGCTAGTCGAAGCCGACCAACCGGCCGGAGTCGTCATGTGTGATTACCTCGTTCGTTATCGCACCTCACTCACTAATCTGGCGAACCCGTAATGGCTACGATGGTGGATGAATACTGGGGTCAAGGAGGCACTTACCTTCTAGATCCTAAAACCGGCAAGAGAACGCTCATTGAGCGGACAGAGCCGGCCCAACCCTCCGAACCCCAAACTGAGGACTTGAGCAATGCCGCTCCTAAGCCGGAAACGCCTGATCCTGGCGAAAGCTGAAAGCACCTACGCGACCGACAGCACCCCTGCCGGTACTGATGCGGTTTTGGTGCGCAACCTGGACATCACCCCGTTGTCTGGTGATCTGGTCAGCCGTGACCTGATCCGCCCGTACCTGGGGAACTATGACCAGCTGATCGCACGCACCAGCGTGGCGATCTCCTTTGAGGTTGAGCTGGCCGGATCTGGCACTGCCGGCACCGCACCGCGCTTTGGCGCGATCCTCAAGGCTTGCGGGATGAGCGAGACCATCGTGGCTTCGACCTCGGTGACCTACGCGCCGGTGAGCGCCAGCTTCAGCTCCGTCACGATCTACTTCAACGTGGACGGCGTGCTGCACAAACTCACCGGCTGTCGCGGCACCGTCTCAATGAACTGCGCCGTCGGGCAGATCCCGGTGCTCAAGTTTGACATGACGGGCATCTACAACAGCCCGACCGATACCGCTCAGCCGGCTGTGACCTACAGCGCTCAGGCGACCCCACTGGTCTTTCGTCAGGGCAATACCAGTTCGTTCTCGCTGTTCTCCTACAGCGCCGCCCTGCAGTCGCTGGACTTCAACTTGGCGAACGAGATCGTCTACCGCGAGCTGGTGGGTGGCACTAAGGAAGCCCTGATCACGGACCGCAAGCCTGCTGGCACCGTGATGATCGAGGCGCCGACCATCGCGGCAAAGGATTTCTTCAGCATTGCGCTTGCGACCGCGACCGGCAACCTGACCTTCCTGCACGGCACAACGGCTGGAAACCGGGTAACCTTCACAGCGTCGCAGGTTGATGTCCTCAACCCGACCTACCAAGAGCAAGACTCTGTGATGATGCTCAGCGTTCCGTATGTGGCCACCCCGACCACAGCCGGCAATGACGAGTTCAGCCTGGCCTTCACCTGATAGGAGCACTGCATGGCATTTGTCCTGAAGCAATCAGATACCTATAGCTGGCCGGTCACTTTTGACATCCCAGTCGATGGTGGCCGGCATGAGCGCCAGACGTTCGATGGAGAGTTCAAACGCCTGCCGCAGAGCAAGGTCGGTCCAATGGTGGCCGAGCTGAACCGGCTCGATGACGGCGCCGATATGGAACGCATCACCGAACTAGCCAGCGAAGTGCTGGTCGGTTGGTCGGGTGTGACCGATGACTCCGGCAAGGAGATGCCATTCAGCCAGAAAGCATTGGAGCAACTGCTTGAAGTGCCCCTGCTAGCGGCGGCGGTGCTGCGCTCCTATTTTGACTCAATCAAAGGAGCCAAGCGAAAAAACTGATCGAGGCCGCTGAGTATTGGGTCAGCGGCGGCGTGCAAGATGACACGCCTGATGATGCTTCGGTGCTGGGCGTTGTTTTGCCAGAGTCAGATGACCGCGACAATTTTGAGGTGTGGGAAGAAAACTGGGATGCGCTGGTGATGTGGTCTCGCATTCAAACCCAATGGCGCACCAGTATGGGCGGCGTGGTTGGCCTTGATTACGGGGCAATAGCTTGGGTGTTTAGACTGTACGAAGTAGATGACCAGCGTTCGCTCCTGGAGGATTTACAGGTGATGGAAGCTGCGGCCATGGCAAAGCTAAACGAACGGAGCGGCTGACATGGCCATGAACATGGATGCCCTGCTCCGCATCAAGGCGGACGTTCAAGGCGAAAACAATATCCGCAAGCTGGGCAACTCCATGCAAGGGTTGCAAGGCCAGGTCAAAAACGCCCAGCTCAGCTTTAACAACCTGAAAGGTGCCATCGCCGGCTTTGGTGCCGCGATTGCAGGTTCTGCAATTGTTGGCGGCTTGACTGCCATCGTGAAGAAAAGCTCAGAGGCAGGTGAAGCCCTTTTTAATCTGCAGCAGATTACCGGCATCAGCGCCAAAGCACTGACAGGCATTGCCAACGAAGCCAAGCTGGCTGATGTGGACATGGAAGCGCTTGGAAAAGGATTGAGCAAGCTGAACTTGAGCATTGCCAAAGCGGCCAACGGCAATGCCGACCTAGCGCAAAGGTTCAAAGATCTTGGCGTCAATATCCGCGACACCAAGGGCAACATTGCGCCCACCGATGAAGTGCTGAAGAAACTGGCTGATCGTTTTGCCGATATGCCTGATGGCGCACAGAAAGCTGCCGCTGCCGTGGCACTATTTGGCAAGTCAGGCGCCGCATTGATTCCGCTGCTGAATGATGGTGCGGCGGCAATGGAAAAGCTCACCTATAAAGTGAGCGATGACTTTGCGGCGCGGTCAGATCTTTTCAATGACACGCTGACAACACTGGGCATCAAAACACAAGGCTTTGGCATGGAACTAACCGATGCCTTGCTGCCTGCATTACAGTCAATCCTGGAAGAGTTCAGCAAACTATTCGACAGCAAAAACGATTGGACTGCGCTGTTTGAAGTGATCAAGGTCGGACTACGAACCGTGGCAACGGTAATCTATGCCACCATCAAACTTGTTGATCAATTAGCTAAAGCTGTTGTTTACACTTTTGATGCTGTTGGCAAGGCATTGCAAGGCGACTTTCAAGGTGCCGGTCGAGCGGTCAGCCAAGGCTTTGGCGCTGGCATTGAACAAGCCAAGCAAGACTTTGCAGCAATCGGGCGCATGTGGTCCGATGCGCCATCGCCTGGCACTGGCCGCCGCACTAGCGGGCGAGAGTTAAACGTTACCAATCTTGACGATGTTCGCCGGCAGCGCGCAGAGGCTGACAAAGCAGCCAGGGAAAGAGAGCGGGCAGAGCAAAAAGCTGCCGAGGATTACAACCGTGCTCTTAAAGATTCAATCAAATTGGCCAATGACTTAAGCAAGCAAACGCGCGATGTCACTTTAGAAACCCAGAACCTCGGTGCAGTTGGCGTTGATGCAATCGACAACAAATATAAGGCGGCGCTTAACAATATCAAGGACGAGCAGCAGAAAGTCTTTCAACAAATCGCAGATTTAGTGGATCTCACTGGCGGCAGAGTGAAATTTCAAGGGCTGCAAGACAAGGCGAACGCCTTGCTCAATGCAATGTCGGCTAAGGCTTCTGCCGAACAAGACCAAGCTCTTAAAGATCAAGCCGCCAATGACGTGACTTTCATGAATCAGCTACGCATCGGCTCCGGCACGCTTGGTAGCGATGAGGAGCGTCGGCTGCGCATTGCCGAGCGCCTGGCGCAGATTCAAAAAGAAATGCCCGACCTTTATGCAATGCAGGGCAAAGAGATCCGCCAATTAGTCACCGCATCCGAAGGCCTCACCGAAGCGCAACAGCGCAACAAGGAAGTTGTGCAAGGCATTGCCGAAAACATTGGAGGTGCGCTCAAGTCTTCCTTTGATTTGATCATCAACGGCACCAAAGACTGGGCAAACAGCCTGCGCGAGATCGGCGCCAATCTGCTCAAAAGCATTGCCGATCAGCTTCTGCAGATCATGGTGATCAAGCCGATCGTGAACGCAATCGGCAGCATCAAGTTTGCAGGCGGTGGCATCATGACCGCGCAGGGTGAAATGCCTTTGCGCAAGTATGCAGCCGGTGGCATTGCGACCAGTCCACAGCTTGCCATGTTTGGTGAAGGCAGCATGAACGAGGCCTATGTGCCCCTGCCAGATGGTCGCCGGATTCCTGTTGCGATGAAGGGCGGCGGCGGTGGCACCATGGTCAATGTCAGCGTGGATGCCAAAGGCACCAGCGTGCAGGGCGATAGCGGCCAGGGTGCAGCGCTGGGTCGCGCTATCGCTGCTAGCGTGCAGGCTGAGCTGATCAAGCAGAAACGCCCTGGTGGGCTGCTGGCGGCATAACCCATGGCGACCTTCACCTATACACCCAGCTTTCAAGCCACCGAGAGCAGCAAACCTCGGGCGCATAAGTTCCAAGCCGGTGATGGCTATGAACAGCGCATCAGATTTGGACTCAATACGGACCCGAAAGAGTGGACGCTGACCTTTTCGGAGCGAACCAATACCGAGCGTGATGCCATCCTGTCGTTCTTTGAAACCAACGCGGGCGTCACATCATTTGATTGGACCCCACCGCGTGGCAGCGCAGGCAAATACGTCTGCGAAGAATGGCAAGTGACCATGCGGGCGTATAACTTCAACACGATTCAAGCAACGTTCCGCCAAGTGTTTGAGCCGTAACGATGGCAGTCCCCGTCTCTGAGCTTCAATCTATTGCGCCCAGCGCCATCATTGAGCTGTTTGAGTTGCAGCTCAATAC